TGATGGACCTGCAACCACAACTGGACGCAATCCACAGGGTGAAGGTAGAGCGTCTCAATAGTTGAGAAAACGTTTAAAAGGTTTGGTATAATAGAATCGTCATGAATATAAATAAAGCACATTGGTCAACAGACGGCGATAATGTACGTCTGTCAATGCCTCTTACAAAAGTAGACAAAGAGAAGCGCATTGTTTCTGGATTTGCATCTTTGGACAACCTTGATAAGCAAGATGATATTGTTACAACAGAAGCATCAATGGAAGCATTTGCAAAGTTCCGTGGTAACATTAGAGAAATGCATCAGCCATCAGCAGTAGGCAAGATGGTTTCATTTAAAGAAGAAAAGTACTTTGATCCAGAATCAAAAAAGTTCTACAAGGGTGTTTTTGTTTCAGCCTATATTTCAAAGGGCGCACAGGATGCCTGGGAAAAGGTTCTTGATGGTACATACACTGGTTTTTCTATTGGGGGACGAATGAACAAGTGGGACGATGCATATGATGAAAAAGCAGATAAGACAATTAGAGTTATTAAGGAATACGATTTGATTGAGTTGAGTCTTGTAGATTCCCCAGCAAATCAGTTTGCAAATATTGTATCCGTTGAAAAGGTTGACGGAGTAGACACACTAACAGGATCATCAGTTAATGTAGTTGTTGAAAATGTATTTTACGATTCAGAGTCTGGCCTAGTAACTTTGTCAGCAAATGAATCAGAGGTAAGTCCAGTCACTGGCGAAGAAATGAAAAACATTGGTTTTGTTGAAAAAAATGATTCAGAAAAAACAGAAATGATAAAGTTCTTAGTTGATAGTGCAAAAGGCATTAGAACAATTAAGATAGCAAAGGAGGATAATCCTATGACAGAAGAAACAACAGCAGTTGTTGATGCTCCAGAAGCACCAGCAGCAGAGGTAGTTAATGAAGTTGAGGTTGCTCCAGAGGCTCCTGCAGAGGCAGTTGCAAAGTCACTAGAAGTTACAGAAGAAGTTGTAGCAGAAAAGTCAGATGCAGTTGTTGAAGAGGTTAGTGCTCCTTCTATTGAAGAAGTAACAGAGAAGGCTGACGAAGCAATCGTTGAGGTTGCAACAGCAACAGCAGAAGTTGCCAAAGCAGTTTCTGAAATTCAGAACTCTGTAACTAATGCCTTGAGCGATCTTGCAGCAACAGTAAAGGCTATGCAAGCCAACGTTGATGCAATTACAAAGTCTCTTGAATCCGTAACAGAGGAAGTTAAGGAAGTTAAGGGAAGCTTTAATGAGTTTGGAAAGACCGTAGATGCCGTAGTTGCAGATACCGCTTTCCGCAAGTCTGGCGATCTCGGCGAGATTGTACAGGAATCACCTAAAGTGATTCAGAAATCCCTATGGGGCGGACGTTTCCTCACAAATTCCGACCTATTTAACTAAAACAAAATCACTAGGAGGTGAACAATATGTCAGAAACAACAAACACAGATCTTCAAAAGTCTTTTAATCATCCCACAGGTGATGGCGTTGCCGTATCAGGTGGAATTGGTGGTGCAGTAGCACAAGGACCTGACGGAAATCTAAGTCCAGCAGCTTCGCTTGGTAATATTGCTACAGCAAACTACGGACTAACAACAGGCGCAAACGCAGTAAACCCAACTGGTACACCAGGTGGTATCCTTGCACCAGAGCAGGCTCGTCGCTTCATTGATTATGTATGGGATGCAACTGTACTAGCCAAGGATGGTCGTAGAGTTACAATGCGTGCTAACACAATGGAACTTGAGAAGGTCAACGTTGGAGAGCGTGTCATCCGTGCAGCAGCACAGGCACAGCCTACATTTGAAAATGCAGGTGCAACATTCTCTAAGGTAGAACTTACAACCAAGAAGATTCGTCTTGACTGGGAAGTTTCAACAGAAGCACTAGAAGACAATATTGAAGGCGCAGCACTTGAGGATCATCTAGTTCGCTTGATGACCAATGCATTTGCAAATGATATTGAAGATCTTGCTATTAATGGTACAGGAACAGGATCAAACGCATTCCTTAACATTATGGAAGGTTTCGTAAACCGTGTTAAGACAGACGGTGGAGCACATGAGTCAGTCGTTACTGTAACAGACAACGCATGGACACCAGCTGTTATGCAGGATATCATCCTAGCAATGCCACGTAAGTACCGTGCAATCAAGAACAACCTAAAGTTCTATGCTGGTACAGATGCATTCCAGGGTATCGTTAAGAACAACGGTACACTTGCTGATGCAGTTGCTGAAGCATTTGCAGGACAGATCGCAGGATCAACACAGGCTAATCGTCAGGCTTACCTAGATGGTGGAGCACAGACATTTGGTGGAGCACGTACAACACGTGTTCTTGGTGTTGACGTTCAGGAAGTTCCATACTACCCAGCAGGTTATGTAGATCTTACATTCCCTTCAAACCGTGTATGGGGATTCCAGCGAGATATCACTGTAAACCGCACATACCAGCCAAAGAAGGACACAATTGAGTACACAGTATTCGTCCGCTTTGGTCTACAATGGGAAGAGCTTGATGCAGTTGCTTACGCAGATGCAGCATCAGATTCCTAATCTCTGATTAACTTGACGAGGGAGGCAGCGTAACAACTGCCTCCCTCAGTCATATTGTGGTATAATTTAGTGGAATGATTAACTTCATTTAATATTGGAGGAAAAAATGGACGAGTTTAATAAGTTAGAAACTGCACCTACAGTAGAGGCAATAGTTAAAGAAGAGCCTATTATTGAGGTAAAGCCTGTTGAGCCAGTAATTGAAGAGGCTCCAGCTCCAGCACCTGTAGAAGCTCCAAAGCCAACACCAGCTGCAAAGCCAGCAAAAGAAGATAAGAATTTAGTAGGACTGTATTCATCAAAAGACTTTACTGGAATATCAAAGGGATATTCTAAAGTAGACAAGTCTTTAGCAACTGAATTGCTTAAGAACAAGAACATTCGTTTGGCAACTGAAGAAGAAGTTAAAGCACACCTTAATAAGTAATACGGTGGTTTTATTACATAGATCAAAGGAGGAGATATGTCTGTAATTGAAGAATTAAAGAATAAGACTGTCTTTGAGCTAAGATCTTATGCAAAGCAAAATGGTATTGATTTATTTGGCGTAAACAAAAAAGTAGATATCTTAGAAATAATTTTAAATTTTATACCAAAGGAAAAAACAGAGCCAATAGCAGTAGCAGAACCTACTGAAAAGGTTGCGGTCTACTCAGTAAGAAACCTTAGCTGGAACGGTGTTGGAGAACTTACAAGGGGATACAATATAGTTACCAAAGAAGCATCTAAGAAATGGCTTACAAATAAGTCAGTTCGTTCCGCAACTCCAGAAGAAGTAAAGAGAGCATACGGTAAATAATCAATGGAAGCCTTAAGAATCCCACCATATCCTATTCTTGTTACGTATACGGTTGCAGAGCCAGATACGGATCATATAGTTCATATCAAGGACAAAGACAGAAACGACATACTTGCAGAGTATGAAGTAGAGTCTTCTGCAGACGCAAAAATTGCTATAGAAGTTTCTGGGGATTTTACTAAGTATGACGATAGCTACTATCTGGTTGTTTACCAGGAATCTGTAGATCAAGATTTAATTGTTGTTGAAGATAACCTAGAAATAAAAAGACCATATGTAAACCCTGCCAGACTAGCAACAACAGCATCTGAGATTGCAGAGTATGCACAGTATGAAAGAATTGCAAGAGCCATAATTGACTCAATTACTGGTGGATTCTACTACAAGATTGAGTGGCTTGATAAGACTGGACAAGCAACGGATTACCTTCCTATTTGGGACAGAACTTACAAGATCTTAAAGGCATATGAAAACTCATTACTAGTTTATGATGCAAGTTTAGAATCTCCTGTTCTTGGTGAATGGGTATACGAATTAACAAAAGATAAAACTGCAATAATAAAAAACACAGAAGAAGCAGGAATGATTGGCAATAGATCTGAGCAAAAGAGCTCAACTATTAGTACTGCTTCATCAGATTCATTTAATGTTTATGATACAGATTACAGTGAAAACGCATATACATTCTCAACTGGATCACATTTCCCAGAAGGATGGGATTACCTGTTCTTACTTGAAACGGGATACAAGGTTGTTCCCCATGACATATATGAAGCAGCATCAATGCTTATTGAAGACATCAAGTGTGGAAAAATAGACTATTACAAGAGATATGTGACATCATACAATACAGAGCAGTTTAGAGTTCAGTTTGACAAAACAGTTCTTGACGGTACTGGAAATATGCTTGTTGATAAGATCCTTGATAAGTATAAGAAGAGTATAACAAGAATAGGTATTCTTTAATGCAATGCGATCCAACAGACTTTTTATACCCAATGCTTGCAGATGTCTACTATCCAATAGTAGATCAGGGAGCATACGGTAACGTAAAGAAGCAATGGATTCTTGACAGATCTATTGCCTGCAACTTTGCACCTACTGGTCAATCAGCATCTGAAGATGTTAAGCCAAATGTCAATATAACCAAAGAAAATATACTATTAGGAAGAACTAAGACA